GTAAGAAGTACCACCAGCTCCGTAAGAATTCATAGAAGCTAACATGTCATCAATAGCTAAACTAGTAGCACGATTAACGAATAACATATTTTCTTCAATAGCACCTTGGTTATCAAACTCTGCTAATATAGCATCAAACTCTGCTAAATCTGTAGCAGCGTTAACACCAGTAACACCAGAAGTAACATTACCTCTAGATTCTATAGCAGCAAATAAACCTTCAGTACCAGAACCACCAGTACCAGAATCAGCAACGCCTCTAATTTGTCCATCGTCACCAAAACCAATAGCAGAGTTTAGTGCTGTTAATTCGCCTTCTAACATAGACATTTCTAAGTAGTCAGTGAAACGAGCACGAGTATCGCCTTCAGCTTTTAAGTACCATAAGTAACCGTTTTGTCCTTCTTCGCCAGAAACTTCAACCCAACCTACTTGAGAAGCATCAGACCCAGAGATCTCATAGTAATCTTTCATTATGATTGGCTTGTTAGTAAACGACTTGAAAGTAGGCTCTAAAGCTTGTCTTTTGCTAGCTCTAAAAGTACCAGTATTATCTGTGTACTCTTGACCTTTACCATACTCAGAACCAATAACTAATAATATTGATCCACTAGCAGTTGTAGCGTGACCAGTTAAATCAGCTTTGTCATAAGGCTCAACTGAAATAACAGCACTGTCTGGAGTTTCAACAACTAAACACTTAGTAACTATACCAGCTGTAGCAATTAATACTACGTCGTTAGTTCTAACACCGTGATTAGCTACAACGAATCCGTCAGCTAAAACGTTACCATCAATATCAGATACTACAGTAAAAGTACCGTTAGTATCGTCAGCTACAGCTACAGTACCTACGTACGATAAGTGTAATCTTCCTTGTTCAGACCATACAACTTGATCAGCTGTCATAGCCTCTTCAGCTCCTACTTGTGAAAGAAATCCTGAGATAGTTCTGTTTCCAAAAACCTCAGCTTCTTTTTCCATAAGATCTGGTAAATATTGCTGCGCCCACCCTGCAGTGTCGCTGCTTGTAAAATCTATGTAGTTGCTAGCAAGTGTTTGTTGCTGCGGTGCAGCTACACTATTTAACAACGGTGCATTTGTAATTGACATAATTAAATGTTTTTAAAGTTAAATTATTTTTTGTTTTTAATTTTAAACTTAAAATCGCTTGAGTTACTACCTAACACTTTAAACTTTGGTCCACCTGTATTTGGTTGTCCGCTAAACTGTTGTCGCGGATCCATATTCACGTTTTTAGATTTAGCAACACTCTCCTTGAGAGCATCAGCTTTACCTTGTTCGTAAAAGTGTTGTGCAATTGTATCTGCGTTCATAGCCGTAAATAACGACTTATGATAACCTTTAGCATCTGACATTGTATTATCTTCGTTCAAAAACTTTTTGACAAAGTTGTTAATGTCGCTTTGAGTTTCTTTAACATTGTCTGCGTTTTTAACATTAAATCTAAACTTTTTCTCTCCAACATTATATTCAAAACCTTTGAACTTGTCGTTGAATAATTGATTAGTCTTATTTAAAAACGTTCTATGTTGCTTTTCAGCTACAGTTTTTTGCTCACTCGATTCTTTGTTGTATCGATTGAAAAAATCAACTGCTTTCTGTTGCTCATCAGTGAGCTTACTTCCAGCTTTGATCTCATCATAATATTTAGACTTTTGCCCGTCTAAGTAGGCTTTCGCTTCGGCAACTTGCTCTTTTAAAGCGATTTTCTTTCTTCTAATATCTTTTTCATCATCAACGTCTTCGTCGTATGAAAATGTTTCGTCCATTAAAAACCTACGCTCTTCTTCTGTTAAGTGAGGTTTTGTTAAACGATAATATTCTTCTAAAGCTAATGAACTATCCATATCTGAATAGTTTTGATTTAGCTTAACATAATCTTTTAAATCACCACCAGTTTCTTCCATGAAGTCAACTAACTTCTGAATATTTTCTGGTAGTGGCTTGCCTGTAGCTTGCGACTCAGCAATAGCTTCTTCAACCTGTTCAGTAACTTCTTCAACTTCTTCAGCTACTTCTTCGTCTGTTATTTCTTCAACAGCGGGTTGATCATCTTGAATGGCCTGCTCTTCTTCTCCGGCAGGTTCTTCATTTTGTTCTTCGACGTTTTCTTCACGTACTTCTTCGCTAGCTTTGGGTTCGTCGCGAACAGGTACCTCATCTGTGCTTTGCTCTCTAGTGGCATCTTTTTCTACAGGTTTATTTAAATCTACTTTTATAACGCTGTCATCGCCAGCACTATTAAATTTACTTTCATCAACCGTTTCTACGGTTTGTTCTTGAGTAGTCTCTTCGACTACGTTTTCGTTATTCTCTTCCATGATAAAATATTATATAATTAATTACTTAGGCTCAAACGCTCCTAAATCAAATCCACCTCCAAGTATATCATTACCTGAAGATTCAAAGTTTTTAGGTGGTCTGCCTGATTTACGTTGATCTATAAGCTCGCTTTGTTGGCTAGCTTGTATTTTAGTTCTTTCGTCTTTACGATCTTCTTTATTGTTTTCTCTAGACTTTAAATTATCGGCATCTATAGATCTCAACTTCATATTATATTGAAACTCTTGTTCCATTAACTGAGCTTTTAACGCAGCGTCTGCTTGCATCTTCTGAGCGTCAAGTTGAGCTTGCATTTGAGCTAGTTGAGCTTCAGCTTGCTTTAACGCTTGTTGCTTTTGTATTTCTAACTGAGCAGAAGCTTGTTGCTGTTGGACATTAGCTTGAGATTGAGCTTGTATGTTTTGTTGTTGCACTTGTTGATCTCTTTGACCTTTCTTTTTTCTACGTATTTTAAGTAGTTGATTAGCTAGCTTTATATTTTTAATATCTCTTAAGTCTATAGCATCTTCAAGATCTATACTATTTTGAGACAAAGCTTGTTGTATGTTATTTTCAAGTATTGCTTTTTCTTCTTCGTCTGGCATTAACTCTATAAATATACCAAAGTCATATAAATGCAAATCAGACATTTCTTCTAGCGTAGCAACATTATGAACACCTATGCTTTGTATAAATGCTTCTTTAGTTGGAGAATATTCAATTATATCAGATATTCTAAGTGACAAGCACTCTGCAACAGAAGACGTTAAGTATAAGCCAGAGTTTAATATATGTCTTGTAGCTGTATTACTATTAGCAGCAGCTATTTTTTGAATACCAACTAAAGCTCTATCATCAGGCATACTACCGTCTCTAGCTTCATTAAGCCCGGTCACATCGCGTATCATTTGCAAATAGTAGTTATAGTTGCCGATCAACGCTTGTATTTTATTACCACCACTGCCGCTAGTTATTTCTTGTATTGGCACTTTGCCAGGATTCATGTCGCCTTCTTGAGTGAATGATCTACCAATAACACTACCTGTTTGGAAGAACATGTTTAAAGCTTCTTGTGGATTATAGTTTGTGCCATTACCTAAATCAACTTCAGCTAAGCCGTCAGCATCAAGATAAACGCCATCTGGCACCATGCGTGATAATACTTGCTGTAGCTTTAAATGAGTAAGCTGAATCATATCAGCAAAACCAGTTATACGTTTAACTAAAGACTGTATTTTACCTTTATACATCCTAGGAGCAACAATAGAGTAATTCATTTTTACCTTAGTAAAATTACTCTTAGGTCTCATCATGTTTTCAGACATCTCCCACTTAAGTAGCTTGTTTGTACCTAATATTAAAGCTCCTTCATATAAAGTTTCAATAACTCTTTCTAATTTTGAAAAGTTGCCTTCAGAGTTTTCTGGTGGATTAAAGCTATCGTCTTTCTGAATAGCTTTCATTGCTCCGCTACCAGTTTCTTTAACTTTATACACTTCGTTCATATAAGTCTTATAGTTAAAATATAAAACTTGAACTTTATTTTGATCATTGTCTTCGTATCTTGGTCCACTATGATTATAGTTAGACTGCTGGCCATATCCAGAGTTTTGTATTTCTTCTAAATCACTTTGATCTAAATGAGGAAATTGTTTAGCTAACTCATTAATAGGTATTGTTTTTACTTCGCCAACATAATATAAGTCATCAAAGTATGGTGACTCTGTATAAGAATAAACTAAATCAGCTGGATCTACATAATTTACTACAACGCCTTCTGATGTATTAAAGTCTGTTTTTACAGCAGCAATACCAAGAACTGTTAAGTCGTAGTTTAATCTTCTTTTAATTAAATCGTACTCATTACCTTTTAATAAAACTTCAATAGCTTGTTCTTCTGCTATTTCAATAGCTTGCTTGTAAGTTAGCTGCATGTGAAGCTCTAACTCTTCTTTAGTTTCAGGTAAATTTTCAGGATCGTTTTGATATAAGTTTATACCAAACTCTTGAGCTGCAAAATCGTTCATCTCTTTTGTAGCCATATCACCAAGTATACTTTCCATATACTGAGTTCTTTTTGCTACGCCATAAGGATCTTGCGAATAAGCTTTTATATCAAAAGATCTTTCAGATATACCGTTAACAACAATGTCAACAAACTTTGGAATAATAGGTACTGGCGTCCAGTCTAAGTTAAGATAAGATAAGTCACCATTAATAGACAACTCATCTTTATATTTTTGTATTGATTGCTCTCCTCGAGCGTATAGTCTTAAATTATGAAAATCGTTAAAGTTAGAGTCATATCTAGACCTACTTTTATCATTGTAAAACCATTCTGTTTCTATTGCTTTTGCAACTTTTAAACCGTAATCATAGCTAAGCTTTTCAGCATCGCTAACTACTTGACTTGGAAAATAACTTTTTATAACAGACTCTGCCATATTTTATTTTATTATTGTAGATGTAAATCCTTTATTGTTGTATGTTGATACTTTTAAATTCATTTTAGGTTTTTGCTTGTTGGCTGTTGGTGTATACAAATGCCTGTTGCAAGCCATTATAGCTAAACCTGAACTTATAGTTGCATCAAACTTGGTTCTTTTATTTATATCAAATCTACCCCAGTCGTTTAAAGTTTCATTAAAGTATATATTTCCATATATACCATCACCCTTATGCCCAACATGATCTTGTATATACATTTCAATAGCTGCGGCGTGGGCTTGTTTAATATCTTCACTAGAGTTAGGTATACCACCTATTTCTTTTTCAGCAACAGATAACTTATTCCAAAGTTTATCTGGTCTATTCATACTAAAGCCTCTATAACCTCTTCTTTTGAAATAATATAAAAGTCTTGGCTTATTATTTTCTGCAAGCAGTGGCATACTATAAAATACGCAAGCCATTAGCACATCTTCAAAAAATATTTCAGCGGTTTGTGGTCTGGCTATATATTCTAAAAACATATGGTTTGGCGGTGCGTCTTCCATTGAAAACTTAGTTAATCCATGTAATGCGCCTTTAGAGCCTTTGCCACCAACAGTACCACTAATGTCGTAGCTGTCACAACCAAAAGCTCCAACGTGTTCGTTACCAGGATGTTTAATTCCATTTTTAGTTATTATTTTATTTTGTAAATTACTAGGTGGAATCCAACTTATTTTAAATCTACCACTAGGGTCTGGATAAAATATTACTTGAGTATCTTTTACACCGTTGAGCCATTGAAAACTACCAGTAGTTATTACTGCATCATTACCAATACCTTCATTATAATCTATTTGTTCGTATATCTTAACTAAATTAAATATACTATTTTTTGCTTCATCTCTAAAAGCATGTTCTTCAGTACGAGGAAACTGACGGTAAAATTCATTTAAACTATCTTGATCACCTTTTAAGCCTTCAGCTTCATTATTCCAATGATCAATTATACCTACATCAATCAATTCACCGTCTGGTCCGTACACATCATTACTTGGGCTATTAAAGACAGGTTGTCCGTATTCGTCAATAAATCCTTCATAGTTCCATTCCATTGGTATAAACAAAGAATATAAACCAGACTTTGTTTGTCCATTACGGTTTCGGTTTGTGACATCTGAATCATTGTAAAGCTTTTTAAAATTATCACCGCCTTTGTCAAGGGCATTACTTGTTGAGCCCATTAAACACTTACCAACTATACGAGCACCTAATCTTAAACAAGTTTTAGTTACTCGCCAGTTGTTTAGAATATTATCAGGCCTTTCCCATTTACCACTTTCATCGTGAACTAACAGACTAAGTTTTTCACCATCATAGCTGTTATCACCTGTATTTTTCCAATCAATAGTAGTGTCAAGTCCAACCAGCTCTTCCTGCTTTTCGTTTGCAGTAATTTTTTTACGCGTAAACTTACTTGCAGGAACCCTATAAGCAAGTTCACTTTTAGGTC